CACACGTGGGTTAATCGGTAGGAGCAAACTTGACACGCTAAAAAAAACAACGTTAAAAACATTCTTTGAAGTAGCACACATGTTTGGCCTTGCACCAAATGAACACTACACCATCAACAACCAGACGCACGTCATCACGTTTGCGAATGGTAGTGAGATTATCTTGAAAGACCTGTTTGCCTATCCTAGTGATCCTGAATTTCACGCACTTGGTGGACTTGAATTAACCGATGCCTACGTGGATGAGTCAGCACAGGTTAGCAAGCGGGCAATAGACATCCTGCAATCACGCATTCGATTTAAGCTAAACCACTACGACTTAAAGCCGAAGATGCTACTTACATGCAATCCATCCAAAGGATGGCTTTACAATGAGTTCTACGCACCATTCAAGAATGATTCACTCCCGGCACATCTTGCATTCATTCCATCGCTGCCAACCGATAACCCACACCTGCCCGAAAGTTATCTTGAAACGCTGCGCATGCTGCCTGAGGTGGACAGACGAAGACTGTTAGACGGTGACTGGGAGTATGATGAATCCATAGACAACCTGTATCAATACGATGACCTGGTACGTTGCTTCCGTGATGAAGAAAGCAAAGGTGAAAAGTACATTAGCGCAGACATCGCACGTCTTGGAAAAGATAGAACAGTCATTTGCGTGTGGCATGGCTTGCATCTAATCGAGATTCACGAGCTGCGCAAGCAACCAATCACAACTGTTGTCACAAATATTCGCGAACTTGTGTCAAAGCATAGCATCAGATTAGCCAACGTGATCTGCGATGAGGACGGTGTAGGTGGTGGTGTAGTTGATAGCTTAAAGTGTAGGGGATTCCTTAACGGGGGCAGAGCCAAACAACCAGACCGCTATGTGAATCAAAAAGCTGAATGCTATTTTAAACTCGCAGAGTTGATTGAGCAAAACAAGGTAGTGTTTAAAGTTGATCGCTTCCGGGATGTAATTGTACAGGAGCTGGACATGATACGCCGCCGCACACCCGAAGCCGACGGCAAGCTCGCCGTAATAAGTAAAGACGAGATAGCACGGATGCACGGGAAGTCTCCCGACTACGCAGATGCCATAATGATGCGTGTTTACTTTGAACTATTCCCGAATTACGGCAGCTATTCGTGGGCGTAACAATTAACAAACGCCTTCTGTAACCCGCGCCAACACTCATTTTAACAAATTTTAACAATTGATTTTTGGTAGGTAACTATTTACCCTACTATATTTGTGCCATCAATCAAACATTAAAACACAAAGCAATGACAATTTCACAATCAGCACAAGAGTGGGTAGCATTTGGAGAATTAACTTCTATGCAACGTTTATCAATTATTAAGAAATGAATGCATGTCCTATTTTGTAACAAATTTTTTTAATAAGTAATGATATCAGGGGTGCGGCTGTAACGCACAATTTTTAAATCTTAAATCACAAGCAATATGAAAAACACATCTACTATCATTCGCTACGTTATCGGCGCACTAATCGTTTTTGCAATTCTTAACTATTGTCAAGAGTTAAACGATTGCCTGATGCGCTACTAATCACTATCTTCGTAAACATCAAAATCAATTTAATCACATGAGTTATCACAAAGACAATTTGGAGGCACTGCAAAAATTTCAGCAGCTGCTCAACGCGGAACCTGACCCCGCAGGTGTAGAAGCAACACCCGACAAAAAAGCGTCAACGCTGGTCATTAGTCATATTGAAATGACACTTGATGAAATCTACTTTGGTCATTGGCGCACTGAAAATTTCAAGTGGTCTACGATTGCGAATGAAGTACAGGCATCACTAGAACTGGTAGTTACTCATCCAATTTCCGGATTCGAATTAAGGAGAGTTGGTGCAGCATCTGTAGTCATCATGGTAGATAAAGTTCCCGATGACCTTCGCAATGATCCACAGGCACGCAATGAGTGGGCTTTAAATCCATCGAATAAGAAAGCAAATGCAATGGACTTGGCATTTGGTAAATTGAAATCTGAATGCCTGAAAAACGCTGCGCAAAGTTTGGGCAAAGTGTTTGGCCGTGACCTTAACCGTAAGAACAAAGACGCATACAAGCCATTCAAGTTGAAGGGCAGTCTAAGTCAAGGCCATGAGCAAGATGTCAAGTATGTGCGTGAGCTTATCCAGCAAGCTACTGAACTTGCACACCTAAGCAAGATTAGCAAGTCATGCAGTGGCGATGTGCTATCGGAAGTCGGTGATGAAATGGAGGCAAAGCGTCAAATGATTCTAATGAACCAAGAGCGCGGGCAATTCATAGCGTCCATCTAAATGTTAAAATTTGTTGCAACTGTTCGGATATTCCGAATGGTTGCTACATTTGACTATCAATTTAAAACACTATAACAATGGAACAAGTATTATTCAGAGCGTCACAACTAGGAAAGTTGATGACCGATGCAAGGACTAAGACAGGCCTTAGCGAAACAACCAAGAGCGCACTGCTAGAAATTTACGTAGCGAATAAATACAGCCGCTACAAAGAGATGTCAAACAAGTTCATCGAGAAAGGTCTAGCCGTTGAGAATGATGCGATAGACATGTGGCGTAGACACCGTGGTGAAATAGTATTTAAGAACGAACAGATGTTTGCAAATGACTTTATCAAAGGCACACCTGACTTACTTATCAAAGATGATGAGACGGATTTAGTGGTGAATGTGCCCGACATCAAATCATCTTGGGACATACACACTTTCTTTGATGCTATGACTAGCGACATTAGCAAAGACTACTATTGGCAAGGCCAAGCCTACTGCTGGTTGACAGGCGCACCGCGTGCAACATTCTGCTATGTGTTAGTGAACGCGCCACTTCAAATGATTAACGATGAAAAGTATAGACTCGCACGCCGCATGAACTTGATTGACGCACAGTCTGACCCTACCTTTGTCAAGAAAGCACAGCGCATTGAAAAGAATATGATCTATGACATGGGCAGGTTCTTAGATGACTATCCAGATGCAGACCTTGAGACAACGGAATGGACATACGACATCCCGGTGCAAGAGCGCATACATGAGAAAGTTGTAGAGTTTGATGCAGACGCAATCGCAAAGCTGCAAGAGCGTGTACCAATGTGGCGTGAACATCTTAATACTTTAGCACTATGAGCAAGAAAAACACCAACCATAGCATACAGGCTGCCACATATTTTGATCAAGGCTTTCGGGCCTTGTTCAAACGCTATTCAGAACGAACCATGAGCCCTGCAGAATTTGTTGCTGCAATGGATGAACTTAAGGAAGTAGCCGAAGCTAATTGTCGTAAGGATATTATACAAGCCTTTGATATGGGTTTCAAACTTGGTGTGTTTTGGCATATTGAAATAACTGAAACAAAGCAGGAGCAATTTAGATATCATGGCAAGGAATACTATCAGAATATATTTGAAGGAGGTGAGCCATGACCACAGATCAACTCAAAGACCACGTGCGTAATTCAATGCAGCACTACTACAACAAAGAACAGGTTATCGAACTAATCAATAAACTCAACAATGAAAGCAAAGGAAAAGGCATGGCAACTGTACTCGAACTATTTTGACATTATCGAGAATGGGAAGCAGGAAGGCAACTTAGCTGAAGTGCATATCAAAGCTATCAACGCTGCGCTGCATTGCGTAGATGAGGCACTGGTTAACGCACCAAGTGAAATCATGCAAGACTTTGAAGGCACAGGTGAGTTCTACTCAGTCAAGGCATATTACCATCACGTCAAGAATGAAATACTAAAACTCAATGGGACTCAGCCGAAAGCAACTCAGTCAGTTTAGCGTAGATGAATTACGCCTACTCCGGCATAAATATTTATCCGATATGCCAACCGATGAAGCGGATGATGCACGAATTAGAAGGACACTTAAACGAATAAACCAAGCATTAGAAGTTAAACAACTAATTGCAGAATTTCACAAAAACCGATTAGTACCAAGTACTGAAAAAATATTTAGAAACGCAAAACCAAAAGCGAATGACACAAGAAAAAAAAGAAACAGCAATCCGTAGACTACACCTTGTACTTAAACGAAAGTTTAAAGGTCAGGCCATACAAATGACATGGGCACAAATGGAAGGACTTTTAGCAGCAGCACAAACGATTGAAATGAACCACATCCACGATTCATACAATCAAGGCTATAAAGATTGCAAAGCAGGATTACCAAATAAAACCGAACAAGATGAAAGCAACACTAACGTTTGATCTACGCGATGACCAGCACGCATTTGATTGCGCTATCAATGGGATGAAGTACTTTGACATGATTGATGAATTCAGGCAGCATCTGCGCAGCCTTGAAAAGTATCAAGACCTTACCGAAGACCAGTACGAGTTGGTGGGTAAGATGCGCGAATGGTTAGCGACTGAATTAGTTGAAGCCGGGATATCCGATAAGTTTTAGACATTCTTAGACATTCTTAGACATTCACTGATGAACTTTCCGATACCCTTGTTTCCAAAGAAAGCGACCAAGTGCTTCACCTTCCGCATCAACTTTTTCTTCACTCCACTCAGGTTGTATGTGATGCAGATATTCGTGAATCAGTACAATGAGATAACGCATCGGTGCTAGTGTAGGGTCAATCTCTATCACGTTGTTTAGATACATGCCATGCGCACGCTCACGTCCAAGTTTACGATGTACTACTTTCGGATGTTGTTTGCGTTTCATTTGTACTAACTTTGTGGCTTCTATTGTGTTTATCGCATAGTGTTTAAATTGATGCAATTAGCCCCCTAACGTGGGGGCTTTTTGTTATCTAATCTTTCCGTTCACTATTCGATAATTGCTCACTTCAAACTCACCTGTATCCATGACCTTGACATGCGCAAAGCCGTGATGGTGTTTGTTGATTGGCATGTAGTCAGGGTGCAGCTCACACAGACACGCCACACTCCAGCACGTTGTCAACTTGCCGTTAATGTTTGGCTCACTGTGTTCAGATGCTTGGTGATGATGACCGCACAGCGCATTGTCTTTTGCACGCAGGAACAAACCACGCGCGATGTTGACAGGTGAAAATACAGATGTGCCTAACTCATGCCCGTGTAGTATGGTAAGATTCCCGGCACGGATTATTTGTTTATCTGGAATGAATGTGATGTTTAACTCGTCGAGCTTCATCAATGATTCAAAACTAAATTCATTCATGCCTAAAAGGTCGGGTGCATTGCGCATGATGTAGTGGTCATAGCGCACATCGTGATTCCCGCACTTGTAATAGATTGCAGCATTTGGAAACAACTGCCTCAAAGTTGTAAGGAATTGGCGTGTCATTAAGACCTCATGTCCAAAATTGCGCTTTCTTGGGTCCTTTTCAAAGCGACTGATGGCGTAGAAGTCTATGATGTCACCGTTTAATAGTATGGTGTTTACGTCATTTTCAAGCCCGTACTTCAACGCAAGTGTGAGTGCAGGTATGTTATGGTATGGGACGTGGATATCACCGATTAAAAGGATGTTGTTGTGGTTTATCGGTAGCTTGTATGGTTGGTAGTTTGACTCCTGCGATGGGGGCAGGTCTAGTGGGTTGTGCGCTTCGGGTTTCAACTCACTTAAGATGTCATTGAACTCACCGAGTGAATGTTTCAACTTGTCAAGCTGCCCGGTAGGTTGCACCATCTTCTTGACTTCGGGCACATGGTCTTGCAACTTAGCAGCACCAAACGAAACATTTTTCTCCGCACC